ACTTGTATTCTTCACAGAGTGTTAGTGCATGCATCCACAACCACCAGTAGTTCATTGCATCTTCTCGTACCCAAATACATGAGGGATGATTTTCATATGCTTTTTTATACAAATGCATTACGTCTGCTCTTTCATCGCCATCAAGCACGCGATGTGCAGTCGATAGCATTTGTGCAGATTCCACAATCATTTTTGGTATAAGTTTATCTGGCAACTCTAGTGCAGCCATTCTTGGATCGTCGCTTACAGCAAATATATTCATACTGATACTCCTAATAAATTAAGTTTAAATACAGATTCTTTTGGTACGGCAAACCATGCCCATGATCTTACAGTGTGTCCTGAATGTTGGGCATCAACTACAGGTTTTGTAGAATGCATAAGCCAATGTCCTGTACCGTAGCCCCAAGGGTTACCGTTTTTTCGTACATTTTGAATGTTATGTACAAAACCCGAACGAGGTTTGTCAGGTATTACTTGCCTCCATGCATCGTTGTAAAAACGATCAACAATAAGATTACCGGCACGTGGTGAAAAGCCAGTAACTTTACAACGAATATATCCTTGTTGGTATTCAGCGATTAGCCAATCGCCTTCGTTAAATATTTGTTCTGGTTTTACACCTTCAGGTAATTCCATAAGACCTTGTATAGTTTCAAAAGTATTGCCTGTTACTTGGTCTTCAACAGTGTTAGGGGCAAACAAAAAACCGTTTCTTTGATACGGTACATTGTTTTGGTCACACCACCTTGAAGTTGCATTGTTATATCTATGTGTGTTTTTGCTCATGATTTTCTCCTTCATGGTTATAAGTTTCAAGTAGTCTTGCTAAATACCATTGGGCTTTTTGCAAGTCTTCTTGTTGGTTCTTGTATTCATAACGCCATATGTATTTTATGATGTTACCTTTCAAGTAGCCTTGGAATTGTCGGGTGGTCATAGAGGCTTGAATAGCTTGTATGCACTCGATATCTCCAGTGTTGTAGTGTGGGGGTTGGTTTACATTGTCCATAATTACTCCTTAATTTAGTATACAACAAGTAGCGTGGTAGCTGGACTTAGGACATCGACGTACCTAGAACTTGCCAACTTTTAAAGTCGGTTGTATCAACTACTTGTTGCATACGTTAATTTTTTGATCGTAACAGTTAGCTTGGTATCTGACCCGGTTAGAATCATAAGTATAAACTTAAAGTTTTGTCGGATGTATATTAACTACTTATAGCAGTTACATCAATCTAACGACTTATCTTGCATTGATTGTTAGGAGAACGTATACGCTGTCGGACCTCTAGCCGCACTTGGCTCCACAGGTGGTTGTATCAACTAACTGTTACGAAATTTCTCTTTCAAGAAATCTCTGTTGGACTCTTCGTACGATTGAAAAGTAGGATGAATCTCCATGCCAAAAGCACTTCGTTCAGTGCAATTCTTCTTATACATACGAAGAGCAAATTCTTTATATTCCGTAGTGTTCGCAAAATGTTTCATACATCTCCTGAATTACTGGTATGTCTATTTCAAACATTGTATCAATAGTTGCAGGGGTAGGTACAGAGGCAGGATCATCATACATGCCGGGTTTTGCATTATCTCTTAGAAAATCTTTAACTGTTTCATAAAACATAAGATGCACAACGTCATCTTGGTTAGCATCATCTTCAAGAATATATCGAAGTATCTCTGATTTTATAGTCTTAACAGAATACTTATCAAAGAATGCATTAAGAGTAGCTTCTAGCCATGTACCATGCCACTCTTCCCATTCTTTTGCTTTACGCATTAGTCTGCTCACTTTCTTCTGTTCTACTTTTGTTCGATGGCTATTGTTATTGCTTAACACCATCGCACTAGCTTCTCCAATCTGGTTGTTGTTCTTCCCATTCAGCAGAAGGGCGTTTCAAAACAAAATTAAATACCTTTACTTCTCTTGTTTTAAACTTTAGTTTTTGATGTACCACTGTCTTTTTGAGCACAAATAGAACAATAGATGCAACCAAACCACCAACCATGGCACTAGCCATGCCACTGAATGTACCATAAAAAGCAACCATTAGTGTAAAAGTAATTAGAATGTCAACAAAGATGTCGTGGCCGATGGTCTTACGACCACCAGCTTTAAGCGCCAGCAAAAGCAGACCGAGCGCGCTGAAGATTCCTATTAGCAACATTGTTTCTGTTCCTCCAAAATAAATAAGCCATATATCCGAATTGAATAACTTCAATTAGAATCCATAATGCAGTAGTAACTGCGGTAACAACTGAACTAGTCATAGTCTGTAATCCTCCATAGGATAAACACCACTGTTGCAGTAAACAACAGAGTGCCTAGTAATATAAGAAATGTGTGAAAAGAACTAGCTACTGCAAGTAAGCTGAACATAATCACACTACCAATGAGTACTGAAACGCCGTACTCTTTCGCGTATTGTTTAATGTATTTCAATAATTTCTCCATAGGGTGCATCTGTAGCACTATTTGTAATCCAAACAACTGGAAAATGTGGTTGATTTCCAAAGTCATTTGACTCCAAATCAGTTAAGTATATTAGGCAGGATACACTAGGGTATTTCTCTGCCATTTCTGCAACAGCTGGTCCAAACCTTGTACCACCCCGACCTTGCATTGTGACTTTCAAAGGCATTGATTCACGAGTGAACGTCTGCTCATCAGTCACATCTGTATCTGCTTGCATAAAGCGAATATTTTCTACATTGGCATCAACCAACATAGATGATATCTCGCCTAGATCTTGATTAAGCTCTTCATCAGTACGAGAACCAGAAGTGTCAACGATGACACCAATCTCTTCGATACTGGGTGAATACAAACTAGGCAGATACAAACCTTGACCAATAAACCTACGATTAGGTTTTTGCCAACTGTAATCTGATTTGTTATTACTTCTCAAGAATCGTGCAAGTTTTTGTTTCCAATTGACTTTCGGTGACACAATGTCGTCAACAAGCTTAGACAAACTACCGGGTAGTTTACCTTGTGCTTTAGCAGACTCAGCGGCTTGTTGCACTGCAACTCGCATATCTGCTTCGTGTTTACTTTGTGCACCGCTGTCTGTCAAAGATGGGTTAGGTTGTACACAAGTACCGTCAAAGTCAGACAGACCAGACAATGCTTCTGCACCACCATTTTGTTGCAGAGTGGTGTAAATCTCATCAGCCGTCATATCACGATACTTTTCATCAAGTAGTCCACCTTCAGGCAATATCATGCCAGAGTCAGTGACGACCAGATTAATTACATAGTCGCCAGCAACGTTCCAAAGAAACGGGTCACGCTCGCCAAGACGCAGTACATGCATGTAAACACAATGCATAACTTCGTGGGCAAGCAAACCAACTCTTTGTTCAGCTGTACACTTGAGAAAGAATGTAGGGTTGATTAGTAGCTTTTCGCCGTTCGTTCCCGCTGTTGGAATGTCTTCGGTAAACTCCGCCCCCAATCGAAGGCAGAGCGTACCGAAGAACGGTTGTTTCAACAACAACGATGATCGAGCTCGAGTAAAAGCTGTTTTAATATCTTCCATTAGTCATCATCTCCTAATAATGTTGAACCAAGAATCACAGCGTTGAAGTCGCCAGCATGTTGTTCAACAAAACCTTTGTCTTGTTGAGCTTTTGCTTTACGCTCTGTTTTCTTGTGAATAGTTACCATTTTATCTGGGTCAGCTTTTTGCACCATAGATGCTAAAGCACCACCAGGCCAAGCTTTCAATGCTTGATTAAGCGTTTGAAAGCGAAGCAACATCTTGGCAAACTTAGCGACTTCATTTTGTTTATTAATATCATAAATATGTCTTTCTTTAGATATCTCAAGAGCTTTGATAACTGCTTCGTCTTGAGGTGCTTTATAAAGATTAAATGATATTTGACTTCGATAAGAACTACCTTTTAGCAATGGTTGCTCTACTGAAAGAGGCATAGTTGCACTGTGAAGCTCTGGTGTTGTAATTACGCATTCAAACTCTTTAAGCAAGTTTTTAATTTCCCAAGGTGCATCATCATAAGCTGCATCCAAATCTTTTGCATCATAACACTTTGTCTCAAACTGTATGTGTAATTCATTATCGTTAATAAAGAATGAATCGTCATCATTAGATTTAAGATCAAAGTATTCTATATCTCCAAGCTTTGCTGCTTCTCTAATTCTGTCAACAATAGGTTTGACATGATTATCGTAGATAGCATCGCCTAGAGACGCAGGGTACTCTGGTTTTGGTTTAGTGTTTACATAGCTCTTTTCATACTCTTTGCAAAGATCAGAAGTGAGCTTGTTTGACATACGAACTGTAGCCATAATTTTCTCCGTGATTACAATACAACATCTGCGTTAGTTTTAACCCAGTCTTGTATTGCTTGTAGTTGAAATAACGCTTTGTCAATTGCAAGCATGCTCTTGACTAAAACGACCTGAAACTCAGTAGGTATCTTTTTACTAAGTTTCATAATGTTTTCTAGATTAGTTTGTTTTGCTCTAGAAGCCACTGCACCTGTAAGTGCATACAATACCGCCGGATCCTCCGATGGCATGTACGAACTAGGATTAGCAATTAAGTTGTCAATATCTGGCAACTTGTCTGCAATTTTTGCAAACGCAAGAAACTCTCCAGCAGGGCCAGTGCCTACAGCACCAGCAATACCAAAGAATAGTCTTGAATCATCCATGTTTTTCGTTAGTTTCAAACGCTTGTCGACGAATGACCAGCTTCGAGGAGTAGGAAAAGCATACTCATCAGCTTTGAAACTGTACAAAAGGTTAGGACGATAACGCATAAAAGAAACCAAAGTAGTATTTACTTCGTTCTTTATTGCCCACTCGCACCAAGCATCCAAGCTAGGTTCGAGTTCGTAATGCATCAGTCTGTTTCTTACAGGTGAGGGCATTTGGTAGACTGAGGCACCGTCTGTTAGACGATTACCAGCAGCAAGACATGACCAACCATCAGGCATTTTGTAATTACCAACCTGACGAGTTAGTAGAAGTTGTAGAAACGCATTCTGTGTAGCAGGTGGTGCTGTTGGTAGTTCATCAATCATGAACAAGCCACGAGGGCCATGCGTTTCTTCGGTAGGAAAAATATCTGGTGGTGCCCATGAAGTCATTGCACCATATTTTTCATTGTCAACGATTCGTGGTATACCACGAACATCGACAGGGTCGAATAGATTGGCACGAAAATCTAGTAGTGGTACATTAAGATCATCAGCCACTTGTTGTGGTATCTCTGATTTACCAATACCGGGTCCGCCCCATATCATTGTATTAAGTCCGATACGCATGTTATCGCGTATCTCCTGTTTAAGATCCGTTGCTGTAACGGTCTGCATTGTTGTTGTATCTGACATAGTACTCCTCTTATCAAATAGTTATATTTCAATGGGCTCAATGTCACGAACTTTCACTTGATCGTTTCGTATCATTTCACCCAACCTTTCAATTGCAAGCTTTTTGTAATCAACTTGTTCATCTACTGGAAATGGAGCATTGAACTCCACCACAATAGTATTATGTGAAAAAGCATCTACAAAGGTAGCTCGAAATAATCTTGTAGCCATGTGGCCTCCTAATTTGTTAAATACACCCAAAAAGCTGGGGTACATTTTTTGTATAAACTTCATAGTTTTGACTTGTTTGTACAGAACTGATTAGCGAGGGTGCAAATCTGAGATTTGCACCGAGCGAAATAGCTCTGGATATTTGTAAGACTTGCTAAATGAAGGCGGATACGCCCCTCGCTGGGGCGTATCGCCGAACGCACACACTTTACTTATGGACACGTGCGAAGGTACAAATCGCCGTAGGCGGGCCGACGGCACGCACGCAGTGCGGTGCCCAAAGGCGGCCGGAGGCGTCTTTCCGATGTAGCGCGAACACGCAGTGTTCGGCGCGGGGCATCGGGAAGATTTAATTTGTACGAGCACAATTTCCATAATAAAAAAATTTAAAAATATATAGGAGCTAGGACTAGCGTTGTATTAGGGAGAGAACTAGTCCTAGCTGTATTAGGGTAGGAAAATATATGAAAAACCTACCACCAAGAAGAGTAATAAACTTCTTTACCCTCTTCTAACCATTCTAAAGCTTGGTCACAAAACTTTAGATCTTGTTCTTTGTACTGCTTCATAGCATCTTCTTGAAACTGATGTCCCCAGAACATACCATCAGCACAAAAAGGTAATTCGTCTTTTTTTACTAAGTCACGAATGATTTGTATATCCGTTACATCTAATTGCACATTCTCACAATTAAACTCAGGTAATACTGTGCCAATGCTTGCAGTCAGACCACGATAAAGAAAAGCTCGGTCTTCTTGGTCTTCTGGAATGTAAAGCTCTTCGTGCTTTTTCTCAGGCACAGGTGTACCTTCATACGTTTTACAGAACCAAATAGTCTGCATAAGATTATGTAGTCTTGAATGTTTACGCCAATCAAACTCACTATTAAACTCTAGTGACTCTTTTTTGATAGGCACTACATTGCCTTCTGCTTTTGGTTGTGGATCAGCCCAACCAGCTACCATATCTAATCCCATTACACTCTCTCATGTTTTGTACGTGACTCACCGTCCAATTGATATACCACTTGTTGGCACACAATTTTACCGTTTATGGAAGTTGATGAAATAACCTTTCGGTCGCCTATTTTTTTGCCTTTATGTAAAGGTCTTGGTAGATTACTACGATATTGCATATCTTCTCCTATATTAATTAATGCGAAGTTTAAGCAGTATATGAAAGGTCTATTTTGAACCTATTCGGCTCTCTACTTAAACTTCGACTTTTATGGATTGTGAGCCGAATTCTGTGCCTAGCTAGATAGGCTAGCTAGGACTTTGTATGCTTACGCGTCGTTTACGATGCTTTGCATGTGAGCGACAGTCTCTTCATTAAGCTGTCTTCTAGTTCTACCAGAAGTA